GCTCCAGCGCCGGCCAGTGGCACGTCTACATGCCGCACTTCCGGCGCCTGCAGGGGGCGGCCCCAGCGGCCCCGCCAGCGCCGGCGGTGATCGTTCAGCCTGGCGTGATCGACTGGAGTAACTTCGACGCCTTCATCACCCCGACCCTCACGGTGGGGGAGGTGCTGCAGTTTGACCCCCGGCGCCGGCCATCGGCCCAGAGCGCCGTGGTGCCGCGCATCCTGGAGACCGCCCGCGAGTTTCAATCCGTTCGCATGGCCTGGGGCCGGCCGCTGGGCGTCACCAGCTTCTACCGGCCAGAGCCGATCAACCGCGAGGTGGGCGGGGTGCGCAACAGCTTCCACGTCTCAGGCCTGGCCATTGACATCTACCCGATCGGCTTGCCCCTGCAGGCCCTCTACAGCTTCCTGATCGGCCGGTGGACCGGTGGCTTTGGCGACGGCCGCAACCGGGGCTTCATCCACCTGGATCGCAGAGGCGGTGGCCGCTTCGTGCCCAGTGGCGGCGTGCGGCCGGCTGATGTCTGGCCCTACTGAGCGTTCCAGTTGGTGCAGGTGTGCTGCCTGGCTGAGTACTGGAGCTCGGTCTGGTCGATCAGGTGATCGAAGGGCATCAGCTCGCCGCCTCTTGCATCACTGACACCCAGATGCGGCCCATTCCCAGCAACGGAAGCACTCGATCCCTGAGATCCACATTGTGCATGCGAATGCAGCCCAGGGTGGGATGCAGCGCTTGCCGTGGAGCCCATGCCCCTGGCCACCCGCAGGCCGTGCCGCCGCCGTGGATCATGATCCCGTCCCTGCCGTAGCGACTTCCGGGGCCCTCCTGCCCTTCCTGGCCCAGCAGGTCAAATGAATACCAGCCATAGGCGCGGCGATCAGCGCTAAACGTTGCGGATGGGTCCTGCTCATAGTCGCGGTAGACCTGGCCCACCAGGTACAGCCCTGGAGGTGTATCGCTGTTGGTTACCGTCCATTCCGATTCGCCCGCCTGGCCCCGGCACAGACACGGCACAGACCAGAGGCGTTTGCCGTCGTGGGTGTAGGCGGTGAGTGTTTTCAGGCGATCATCGGCAAGGAGGTGGTGATCGCCGGGCTTCAGCGGTGGCTGCTTTTTGGGCCCGACCATCCCGGCAGGGACCGAGACGCCCTGCTGCTGGAGCGGTGGCCGTTGCTGTGGGGCCAACAGCCGCCCGGATTGCACCAGCCCCCACACGCGCTGAGCCTCGGCCTGGCGGCGGTCCAGGTGCGGCACGCCAGGGCGGAAGTATCCGGTGCGGCTGGCGGCTGATCCGGTCCAGTATTCAGCAGCCTGTGCCGGTGTCATGTTCGGCGGCCGGTTCTCGAAAATTCGAGTCCAGCCGATCAGCGAACCCTGCGATGGGTCGTGTAGACCGGCGTACTCCTCAGCGAAATACTGCTGTTGCCAGCGGTTGGAGTTGGGATCGATGCCACTGGTAAGGGCCGTCGAGCGTGCCTTGTCGTAGGCGATGCGCCTGACCGCGGTGTACTGCATCGCGCCACGCCCTGCACCAGAACCTGCCTCAACCACATCGAGGCGGTCAAGGTTGGGCCGTCCGGTTTCGATGATGATGCAGCCGATGAACCCGCATGCTTCGGCTGGCGTCAGCGGTCGGATGCGCTCGCGTGATTCCTGCTGCACCTGCGGGCTAGTGAGGTAGGTGAGCCAGGATTGGAGATTCTCGAGGCTGGGATCCCTGCTCATCACGGTGGCAGGGGTGACGGGAGAGGCCGGGGCAGCGACAGGTCCGGAAGGTGGTGTGGGCTTCAGCCAGATGCTGTTGCGGATCTGGCCACCCTCTTCGAGCTGCTGCCGCTGCGCCGGGGTGAGCATGAGCTCCACCGCCGACCAGAAGGCCTGATGCTGGGGGTTGCCCAGTTTGGTGGACAGGGCGTAGCGCAGAAGGGAGGGGTTCATGGAATGGTGGGTTGTGTGGGTTGCTCACGACGCGCCAGGGCCGCCGGATCGAACAGCAGGGTGAGGATGCGCAGCTCCACAGCCAAGGGATCGCGATGCACCACCCGTTGCACCGCCGTAAAGAACAGCAGTGACACCTGAGCAGCGCCGGCCGTGATCGCCCGCTGCATCTGGGCATCGATCACGGCAAACACCTCCGGCAGTTGCTTTCGCAGGTCAGCCCCCAGGGCTTGCAATAGCAGGGTGGTGAGATGCCTGAGCACCAAGCCAAGGACGGGTTTGAACAGGAAGCCGATCATGCTGGTTCAGGGTCATCGCCATCTCCAGCATGGCCCTGCCCGGGATCCGGCACGATGCCGATCGGGCCACTGAGGGGCTGTTCGCTTTCATCCTCCGTGCGGCGGCGGTTGAGCAGCACACTGCCGGCCAACCCACCCATGGCCGCAGCAGCTGATTCAGCGGGGCTGTGCACCACCAGGGCCAGCAGGGTGTCGGTGGATCGGCGGCCAATCTCTCCCATCTGCGACCAGGCCGGCAGGCACTCCAACGGTCGGCGGCTGCGCATCTCGCACAGCATGGCTTGAGTGAGGCCTGCCACCAGCTGCCAGCTCACATTGGCCACCACTACCCAGCCGGCGATGGTGAGGCCGGCGCCGATCACAGGTGAAACGCTGGCAATCACACTGCGGCTGGCTTTCTGTTGAGAATGCGTGGTCATAGACCACCTTTGGTGAGGCGTACTTCGTGTTCCTGAAGCTCCTCCTTCACGACCTCATAGCGCTTTTGCTGTAGGTCACTGTTTTTGATCAGCGTGCTCATCGATTCACGCATAACCGACACGTCTTTCCACACGCCAATGCTGGCGCTGGCAGCCGCCATAAAACTGAGCGCCGTGATTGTTGCTAGCACCGGCAGCAGATAACTGGCCAGCACCTGGGGTGGCCGAGGCTCGTGAGCCCCATTGGCTGGGTCGTATGGTTCGTGCATGGCCTAGTGCTCCGTCATCACAAAACTAGGCCTGTGGCCGTCAACTGATCGCGGCAGGTGCGGTGGCGATGGTTGAGGGCAGGTCACGGTCTGAGCGCTGTCTACCTCAGTCTGCTGAGGTGGTCTTAGCCGGACAGATCAGCGCAGCGATTCCTCGATCGCCTGAATCAGGCCCTCGTCACGCGAATGGGCGGCGTAGGGGTCTGTGTTCATGCCGAGCAACCACTGGTACAGGGGGATTGCCAGCACCCGCTCATCGTCGGCGGCGGGAATGTAGCCAGGGTCAGAGGGAAGCATGATCAGAGCACGACGTTTGGAGTGATGTTGAACCCGTGATCAGGGCTGATGCCACGGGCGTAGGACCGCAGCGCCAGGTTCAGGGTGAACGTGCCATCTGCCTGATTCAGAGCGGCGGCGGTGATCACGGGGTTGTATTCCTTGCCGGTGCCGCCGACCGGGTTTGGTGCGCCGAAGGTGGCAGAGCCAGGGACGTACTTAGGCAGGATCTGCGTGGTCTGATTGATTGCCAGTCCTGCCACCTTGAAGATACTCAATGCGGTGTTGTCAGCAGCTCCGCTGCCCAACCTGGAATCAACGGCAAGAAACACTGTTGCGCCGCGCTCCTGATCTACCAGGCCCTCATTGCCCAGCAGCACGCCACGGGTCTTGACGGAGTTGTAGCCATTGGAGCCGAACCGACCGACAAAGCCCTGCGACACGTTGCCGGTTGACGAACCAGAGAATCCAGTTAAGAACGACTCGCGGACGGTCAGGCTCCGTTTTGCATGGATGAACTGATCCAGGAATGGGCCGCTGTCATTGTCAGCGGGCTCGGCGCCTGCACTGGTGAGCAGGTGAATGTGGTTCGCCAGGTAGCGGGTATCAGTTGAGTTCCGATACCAGCTGCGATCACCAGCGGCTGTGCCCTGGTTGTAACTGACCCTGCCGCCCATCTGATCAATCACCACGGGCTCATCGGTGATCGATGAAAGGAACGTGTGATGGAACTGCCGCCAGGTCCAAGGAGTGGCAACAGATGCGGAGCCGTAGTGCGCGTCACCAGACAGCGGCACGGCATTGGTCACGCCAGCACCGGCACTGGTGACAGTGGCGCTTCCGCGCAGGTAGATGTTGCTCCACCGCAGCCGAACTAGGCCGTTGGTGGCGATGTACGGGGCACGGGTGGCGCCTAGTGATTCCTTGTGCGATGGCAGCGCCGGGCCGAACATGATCCCGCGCAGGTCCGCCACGTCCGTGCTGTTGCCCTCCAGCTGCAGCACCGGGGTGGTGGTCCAGCTGTCGTAGGACGGGTTGCGGCCATTGCTGATCCTCAGCTGATTCAGGAACGTGTCAACGTTCGTAGTGGTGTTCGTGGTGAACGCACCACTGGGAAGCGCGACGCTGCCGGAGATGAGTTGCCCCTGAGTGATCGCCCCATCCGCCATCAGCTTGATCAGCTCGGGCACCCCTAGGAAGTGGAACCCGCCACGGAAGTCCACGCCACGCAGGCAGCGCATCTGCCGGCCGATAGTGTTTACGTGCAGCTGATTGCCAGCGCTTGCGTTGTCGCGCAGCAGCAGCGTGAATGCCCGGAAGTTCACCCGCGTGGTCAGGTTGCCGTAGCCGCTCCCGTCAAACCAGGTTTCAGCGGTGGCAGGGTCGCCGGTTTCGGGGAAGATCAGCTGCCATGCCGGTCTGTCTGGATTTGTATCTGGGATTGCCGGATTGCACGCCCAGAACTCAACTTTGCACTCGAATATCGACGCTAGATCGTAAAGCCCCGGAGCGATTGCAATCCTTGCAAACTGGTTGCCGCTGCCAATCACAGCATTGGCGTATTCCGCTGCCCGCGCCAGGGTCGGGATCGAACTGTCCGGGTCGGTCGGCGGGGTGTCGAACATTTGATCGAGGTTCCGATCCGTCGCAGTGCTCTGCACGTAGATCGTGACCTTGCCGGTAGCGGCCGAGACCAGCCGTTGCGCCTGCCGCCAGCGCATGAGGCCAGGGAGACTAACTAGCTTATTATTTGCCCGTGATAGTTGTTCATCATTTGCTGCAATGACTGTACTGTTTAGATAATCTGCGATTGGTGCCAGTTGGCCAAATCCAAATTTGTTGGTTGTCATGCCCATGGCATCGCCGCCATCGAGCTCGGAAACACCGTTTACGTCGAACTTACCGGTTGCCGTAAGGTTGTCAACTGTTAGATTATCGAGCCGTGTTGGAGGCGGGGTATCACCATCTTTGCCAATGTCATCAACACCAATGACCTCGCCGGTGTCGGTGTTGATCAGCCCTTGATTAGTTACATCAAAACCATCCTTGTTGGTGCCGCGAATTTCTACCCTGCCGCCTTGTTCTGGTGCAAAGTTTGCATTGAACTCGTTCCTGGCACTCATCGTGCGGCGCCAACGAGGCAGCGCTCTGGTGTAATTCCAGAAACCCACACCGTTAAGATTCTGCCCCAGCAGCTGGATGAAGCTGGGCTGTCGAAACTCCAGGGCCCAGTTGGCGCGGCCACTGGCAGCACCACCACTTGGCGGTGTGGGAAAGTCTGTGGCAGAGGCGGGATCGAGCTCGCGGCTTGCTTCCGTACGCGGCACCAGGGCGTTGTGCGCAGCCGTGCTGCTGAAGCCCAGAGCCAGGAGCATGGCCAGTGCGCCGCGATAGTCGGTAGCGCTGCGCAGCTGATCGCGCACGCTGCCGGAGCTGGTGTAGATGGTGGCCCAGTTGATGCCGCAGGTGGTGGTCAGGTCAGTGCCGCCGTCGGTATCGGTGTCGAAAATCAGCTGCGGCGCTTCCAGAGAGGTTGGATCCTCGGCGTTGTAGTCCGACGCCTGCTGCACATAGGATTCCTGCCAGAAAGCCTCATCAGGCGTGCTTCCAGCGGAAACATGTGTGACGGTGGCGGTGAAGTGCTTGCCGGCATGCTTTACCGTTTCCCCCTTGCGATAGAAGCGGCCGGCGGCGTAGACCTCATCGGGACAGGAGCGGCGGATTGTGATCTCCGCCGACATCACCACCCCGGCACCTTCCGCTGGAATCTTGGTGGTCGTGGTCACGGCCAGCACCTCAGCACCACCAGGGGCCAGCACGCGATCAATGCCGCCGCCAGTCACCCCAGGCCGGGTCTGAAGAATGCTGTTGCGCACCGGCACCCTGGAGTTGGTGGTGTTCGCCAGCCTCAGCGATACCCGCCGCTGCGCAGAGCTGCGGTTGTCCCACAACCGCCGGATGTAGACCTTCCGACCGACTGCCAAGGATGCTCCACCCGTTGCCGTGCCAATCGGGAGGTTGGTGCCGGCTTGAAGCGCCGCACCTGTGATGTCGATCTCGGTAGCTGAGGTGCTGACCCAGGCATTGGCCGCCAGAGTGGCGCGCCAATCGGGGCCCCCTGGATTCTCTATCCAGATCAGCGTGCCAGCGGGCAGGGAGTAGCCCTGAGCGGCCAGCACGGCGGGTATAGCCGGATCATCGCTAGGGGCCAGCGGCAGCTGAAGCGTAATCAGGCTGCCCGAAATGGCAGCCACGTTGCCGAGGCCAATCTGCCTCACGTTGCCGGTCTGATCGGCCACGCTGCGCGCCACCTTCAGGCGCCTGAGGTTCCAGTTCTGATCCAGCGGGTCGCTGTTGGGGGCATAGCCCTTGGCCACGGCCACGCAGCCACCGAAGTTGGAGGTGGAGTTGCTGAACTCCAGCTGGGCGCCGCTATCGGCAAAGTGATGGCGGCCAGCACCGATGGCAAACACGCTCACCATTTGCCCGAAGGCGCCGCTGATCAGGCTGACGTGGCGACTCATCCGCTGCGGCTTCATCCGCACGTCGTCGGCCTCGCTGTCGATCAGCTCCTGGTAGTTCACCGGCGCGCGCCAGGCGCCCTCCCGGTAGATCTGCCAGCAGCTGAGATCGCGCTGCAGGGAGATGCCGGTGAACTGGGCGATCACGATGGATTTCAGGCCCGTAACGCGGGCGCCATCCCAGAACGCTCCGCCCATGCCCCACTCGGTGCGCAGCGAGCAGTTGTAGACGTAAGGGCTGGCGCCCTTCACTGTGTCGGACGCCTCCGAAGGGTTGGCGCCGAACGGGCCCACAATTTCGTATTCCGACAGGCGGGGGACGGCCAGGGCGTTGGAGATGTTGCCGCTGTTGCTGGCGCCGCCCATGGCGGTGCGCACCTTGGCGTAGAGCTGATTCAGATCCGCCTGGCTGGCGGCCTGGACGCAATCGAGGAGGTGGTGACTGGAGTTGGCGCCCAGCTGGTCACGGAACGTGAGCCCGTAGACGTAGCTGGTGTTGGTGATCTTGAGGATTGCCGCTCGGTTGCTGTAGTCGACTGCCTCATCCGCCGCGGCCGGCACCCAGGAGGGCCTCACCGTGCATTGCCTGAGGCTGAGCGGGGCGCTGGCAGTGGCGTAGCGGGGCAGAACAATTCCGCCGCTGTTGGGGTTGAAGGCGATCAGGTGGTTCGGTGTGGGCTCAAACCCCTCGGCCGGCCATTCGGTGATCGGAATGGCGCTGGGGCTGTTGCCGGGGTCGTTGTAGAAAATATGTGTGCCCGGGGCAAACTCAACCGCTGGGCAGTCAACCTGAGCGTCTTCTGAATTGAGGGTGAAATAACTCTTGCTGGTGGCCAGGACGATCTCAATCGCCACCCGGTTGATGGTGCGGAACGGGCGCTGCTTGCTGTAGCCACAGGTAAGGCGCTGGTTTTCGAGGCGCCTGAGCTTGGCCCTGATCTTGGCGGCGTCGCTGGCGCCGGCCGGCTCCTCAAACCAGTTGTAGGAACCACCCACGAAACGGTCCGTGCCGATGTAGGGGTTGACGTAGATCGTGAACGGGCTGTTGAGCGGATCGGCCGGCTCGGAATTGCCCGGGGCAATGTTGGCGTTGCCCACCAGCTGCAGCAGGGCATCCACCACCGCCGAGAGCTGATCCATTGCCCGCAGCTGCCCACCAGCACCCACGGCGTTGCGGATGCCGGCAAGGGCGTTGGCGATGCTGATCCGAGCCATCTGCTGCTGCTTCTCCCCGAAGGCTAGGCAGGGTCCATCTCTGACAAGGGATGAGTCCGATCAGCGATGACGTGGCGCACGTCGCCGATTGCTGCGAACTGGCCGGAGATCTTCATCGTGTCGCCGGCCCGAACCGACAGCCTCGTTTTGGTGATGGCGATGTCGAACTCATAGAAGAGGCATTCCTCGCGAATAAACGCATGGCCATTGGAGTGGCCTCGCGGGCCATCGGCCACCAGCAGGCGGATTGTGGCGGTGCTGCCGTGCCGGCTGAGCTGCTGCAGCCTGAGCATCGCGGCGCCGGAGCTGACGCCAGGGCTGTAGGTGTTGCTCACCTCGCCAACGAACGAACCAGCGCCTGATGCCTGGCTGGCGATCACCGACCCGAAGGCCTCGCCGATCGCCTCGGTTTTGAGCATGCCGGCGTCGTCTTCCAGGTCCCATTCGAGAAGATCGGCTTGCCGTTTCCAGCCTCGCTCGTCCGCATCGGCGCCGGCCTCCTGGATCACCGCCGGCAGGACCGGCACCAGGTCCGCCAGCAGGTTTTCGGGCTCCTGGGGCCGGGGCAGGGCCATGGCAAGGGCGAGCAGGGCCTCGGCGTAGCCGCTGCGGGTGCTGGCGACGCTAAGAATCAGCCGATCAAAGCCCACCAGCCGCAGGGGCAGCCGGCTCAGCTCGCCGCCGTTCACGGCAGACACCTCGAGGCTGTAGAAGGTGGCCCGCTCCAGCGCATCGCGGTGGATGAACACCGTGGCCTGCTGGGCAAAGCCCACCGTGCCGGCATGCTCCCAGAAGGTGGCGTTGTCGTCGGGCCCCCAGAACGGGGCATCGGCGCCGAGCCGGTGCGCGGTGGCCGGGCCGCCGGAGGCTGCATCACCCCAGAATGTGTGGCCATCGGGGCAGTTGGCGTAGCCGGTGCCGAGCACGTCGAGCGGCAGGCCCAGGGGGGCGGTGAGCAGCACCTGGTCGCCGTTGAGAAAGCCGGGCTCCTCCAACCGCAGGCGCACCACCGTGGCGGGCGCATCGATCACCGCATCGGTGAGCACCACCGCCGGCGGCCAGCTGCGGCTGAGGCTGAGGGTGCCGATCGTGCCGTCGATCGCCATTGATCAGAAGCGACCGCTCATGTCGCCGTTCACCCGCATGCTGAGCGAGCAGGCGATCAATTCGCGCACCCGGACGGGTGCACCGAGCGACGCCGTTAGCACCTCCATCGTGAAATCTCCACGGGTGGAGCCCCGGTGGGTGACGATGCGCAGGGTGTCCAGAGCTTCGTTGTCGTCCCAGATGCTGTTGGCCATTGCGCATGCGGCGGCGTTGTCGGGGTCGTAGAGGAAGGTGCAGCTCAGCTGGGTGGAGCGCACCCCCTTGGCCACAGTGCCCGCGGCCTGTCCGATGCCTGTCGTTTCAAGCTCATCGCGGGAAACCGTGGGCGTTACATCTGTGATCTTCCCCACCAGCGAGCCGTTCCAGTACACATCACTCTGGGTCGTGTTCCTGACGCCCATTCCTGGTTGGCTTCATACCTCATCAGGAGGCTAGGCAGGGCCAGGCCTATGGACTGTTCTGCAGCCGTGCCTGGAGCTGCACCGGCAGGTTGCAGCGGCGGCGGTAGACCAGGCTTTGCTGCGGCGTGGGGGCGTCCTGCCCCACAGGCCAAAACCACTTCAGGCCCGCGCCGGTGGTGACCGACTCGATGAAGGTCCGATCGGCGCTCGAGTAGCCGGCAAAGAGGATGTCGGGCAGGTCCAGGTCCAGTACGCCGGAATAGCTGGCGTGGAAGCTGGCGAGGATCAAGGTGGCGGCGTCCGTGCGGATGTTGCTGAACTCCAGATCAAACACCCCCCGCACCGCCACCGTGCCCCAGAGGCGCTGGTCTTCAAAGCCGGCCTCGCTCATCGCGCTGGTCACCGGATGGCGGGGCATGGTGAACCTGAAGCCCGTGGGTTCGATGGCAGGGAAGGGGATACCCATCAGCCGCGGATCACCCACGCACTCGGCGAATCCCAATCTAGGGAAATCAGCTGGCGGCGTTGCTCGTTTGTGGGCATGAGCACCGCCTCGATTTTCTGCCGGCCGTCATCGGTGGGGGTGACGCGCATCACCCGGAATGTCCGCACCTGGGGAGGGGCAGTACGGGTCCACTGGGTGCCCAGCAGGTTGCCGCGGG